TACTGGTGGACAAATGGAAGCAGGTGCTACTGAAGCACTTAAGAGAATATTTTATGACCCTGAAGGTTATGATTGTTTATCATTTGAAGATACTTGGGAAAATACAGGTAAGATAGGATACTTTGTTCCTTATATATATGCATTAAATGAATATAAAGACTCAGAAGGAAATACTGATATAGCTAGAGTAACTAAAGATATTGATGCTAAAAGAGAGATTCTTAAAAAAGCTAAATCTAAAGAACCTTTAAGAAAGGAAATGCAAAACAACCCTCTTAAACCTTCAGAAGCATTTCTAATAGTAGATGGTAATATATTCCCTACAACAGAGCTAAAAGAACATTTAAACTATTTAGAATCTATTACAGATAATTCAGTAGATGGAGATTGGGGAGAATTAACTATAGGATCAGATGGTAGAGTTAAATGGCTACCAGATTTAGATAATAAATTCAGACCTTCAGACTATCCTGTTAAAAAAGGAGAAGCTACAGCAGGTTGTATTGTTATCTGGGAGCATCCAGAATATATAGATGGAGCAATACCTTATGGTCTTTATATAGCAGGGAATGACCCTTATGATCAAGATAATGCTAAAAATAGTGAATCTTTAGGATCCACTTTTATATATAAGTCTTTCATGGCATCTGACGGAATACATGATGTAATCGTAGCAGAGTATACAGGAAGACCGGCTACAGCTAAAGAACATCATGAAACTGTTAGACGTTTATTATTATACTATAATGCAGTGTGTTTATATGAAAATGAAAAAAACACTATTAAAATGCATTTTGAACATAATAATTCCTTATATTTACTTGCAAATACTCCAGGTATATTAAAAGCGAATCAGGGAAGCTCTTTAAATAGAACATATGGACAACATATGACGGACCATGTTAAAGATGAACTTGAAATATATACTAGAGATTGGTTATCTGAAGCTAGAGGAGAAGGTAAATTAAATCTTCATACTATTAAGAGTAAACCACTACTTAAAGAGTTAATATCTTATTCTAGAAATAAGGAATTAAACTACGATAGAGTAATTGCGTTTATGTTAGTAATACTCTTAAAATTACAGAACCATAGAATTAAAATAGAGTCTTTAAAAGAAGGTCCTAAAGTAGATCCTTTCTTTGAAAGAACTTGGAAATTAGCACAAAAAAGAAATAAAGATATATGATAAATAATTTCTACACAGCTTTACCAGCACAAAAGTTACCTGAATCTAAGAAAGGAAAATCTTGGAGGGAACAATGTGTAGATTCTATTGTAAGCTTTGGGCAATCTAGATCTAATGGACGTACTACAACTCAACGTAAGAAAACTAACTATGATTTAGTTAATTCTATATTTGATTTTAAAGATTTACAATATATCCTTGATCCATATGGAGAAGGTTCTGAAATAAATGGATCTGGTACAGCTAAGATGAGATGTATGAATATCATCGCAGCTAAATTAAACTTACTTAAAGGTGAAGAAACTGCTAGACCATTTGATTTTACTGTTGTTGCTAAGAATGGTGAAGCAGTGGATGCTAAAGAACAGAAGAAGAAAGACATATTAATGCAGGTAGCAAATTCTATTGTAGAACGTGCTGCAGGTATACAACCTCAAGAAGGAGAAGAACAGCCTCAAACATTCTCAGAAGCAGAACGTTATATTAAAATGTCTCTTAAAGATATAAGAGAAGAATGGGGTAATGCTATCTTAGAACATCTTAAAGAAGATCAGAAACTTAAACTTCGTTTTAATGAAGGTTGGGAACATGCTTTAGTAGCAGGAGAAGAAATATATTATGTAGGTATTGTAGGTAAAGAACCTAGATTACGTACAGTGAACCCTATTAACTTTGAATTTGATAAAAACCCAGATGATCCTACTATTGAAAATGGTGATTGGGCAAGAGAAGAAAGACCTATGTCTTTAGGTCAAATTATAGATGAATATGGAGAGTTTCTTACAGATGCTCAAATTACTCAATTAGAAGAAAGAAGTACTACTTCAAGTGCAAGTCTTAGTAATACAATGTATCCTGGATATGCATATACTCAATCTGATATAGACTATTATTCAAGAAGTACTAATAATGTATCTGCTAGTTTTTATACAGTTACAACTGTAGTTTGGAAGTCACTTAAGAAAATAGGATTTTTAACTTATACTGATCCTGAATCAGGAGAACCTATTGATACTATGGTAGATGAAGGTTTTAAATTATCTATTGTATTAAAAGAAATTGGTGCTGAATTAGAATGGAGATGGATTACTGAGGTTTGGAAAGGTACTCAAATAACAGATGATATTTATGTAGATATCAATCCTCTTCCATATCAACTTAGATCTATGGATAATCCATATGAATCTAAATTACCATATATAGGTAGAGTATATAATGCTACAAATAGTATTAGTACTAGTTTAGTAGATTTAATGAGACCTTATCAAGATTGGTATAATATCTTATGGTATCGTGTAGAAGCAGAGATTGCTAAATCTAAAGGTAAGAAATTTGTAATGGACTTAGCTCTTGTTCCTAAGACACAAGGTTGGAATATGGATAAATGGATGTATCATTTTGATACTCATGGTATTGCATATATTAACTCCTTAGAAGAAGGTAGACCTGGAGATCCAAATTCAGTATCTAAGTTTAATCAATTTACATCTATTGATATGGCGATGAGTCAAACAGTAGGACAGTATATTGGTTTGATGGATAAGATTGAGGATATGCTTGGTGAACTTACAGGTGTAAACAGACAAAGACAAGGACAAACATTCTCCTCTGAAACAACTGGAGGAATAGAACGTGCTGTATCTCAATCAAGTTATATTACAGAACCTTACTTCTATGCTCACAATGAGACTAAGAAACAAGTACTTACACAACTTTTAGAAGTTGCTAAAATAGCATACGATGGTTCTAAAAAGATTCACTATATCTTAGATGATATGCAAAGAATCTTCTTAGACATAGATATGGATAAATTCTCTGATAGTGAATATGGAGTATTTGTATCTAATAGTATGGAAGATAAGATTATATATCAGAAGATTGAACAACTTGCTCAAGCTGCTATGCAAAATGGTACGCTTAAGTTTGCTGATCTTATTAAGATGTATAAAACTAAATCTATCTCACGTCTATCTGCAGATCTTGAACTTGCTGAAGAGAAACGTATGCAAGAACAACAAGCTCAAGCACAACAACAAAATGAAATTGCTCAAGCTCAATTAGCTCAACAAGCTGCTGATAAACAAGCAGATAGAGATAATGAGAATATGAATAAGCAATTAGATAGACAAAATAAAATTGATCTTGCTACTCTTACAGGCTTAGGATTCTCTGAAGACAAGGATATTGATAATGATGGTACTCCTGATATAATAGAACAATCTAAAATTGCTCTAAAACAATCAGAGATAGCATCTAAACAATTAATGCAATCTCAGAAACTACAGCATGAGTCTAGTGAAGCATCTAAAGATAGAAGTTTAGAGAAAGAAAAAATACAAGCAGATAAAGAAATAGCTAAAACTAAGATAAAAAGTAAACCAAAATCATAGTACAATGTAGAGTTATCTCCACGGAATAGGAATATATTTTATTTCTTATAAGAAAAACTCTTTTATAATAACATAAATAAACATAAATTTAAACCAAGATAGATATGTGGAAACTAGAATCACAAGAATACGTAGACGAAACAGGTAAACCTGTAGAAACTAATAAACCAATAGTAACAGAAGAGATCATAGATGATGGTCCTACTGATATATTAGATATTGATAAACAGTATCCTATACAAGGTGAAGAAATAGAACAAGCTGCGGACTTAACTATTCCTAAAGGAGAAGAAGTAGAAACTACTGAATATTTTAGTACACTCGCTTTCTTAGCCGATAAGAAAATACTTGATTTAGATGAAGAAGCAGAATATGAAGATTCTGAAGATGGTTTAAGACAAGCTTTTGAAGATCACCTTAGTAAAGAAAAAGCTAAGTTTGAAGCATCTTTATCAGAAGAAGAAAAAGAATATTTAGATTTTATTAGAGCTGGTGGTAAACCTGCTGAATATGTAGAATCTAAAACAGTTATTGATTATGCTGATATGGATCTTACAGATGTTCAAACACAATTTAATATTGTAGTTGATCATTTAATAGCAACTGGATACGAACAAGATGAAGCAGAAGAATCAGCTAAGGCTTATTTAGATGCAAACTTACTTGAGAAACAAGCTACTATTGCACAAAAGAAATTAGTTGATTTAACTAGAAAGTCTTTTGAACAAAAAGTAGAAGCTCTTCAAAGAGAAAAAGAAGCTAAAGCTCAAGAAGAAGTTCGTAAGAAAGAAGACTATAAAAAGACAATTCTTTCTACTCGTTCTATAAAAGGATTTGAAATTAAAGAAACAGAAGCTACTAAACTTCATGACTTTATTACAAAGGCAGATAGAAAAGGAGAAACAGCTTTACAAAAAGCCAATACAGAAGAAAACCAATTAGCTTATGCTTGGTTACTTATGAATGGCTTTGATCTAGAAAGTCTTAAAAAACAAGCTAGTTCAGAAGCAACTAAAAAAATTAAAAAGTCTTTAACACAGTATAAAGACAATATGGTTAAACCAAAACAAGCATCTAAATACTCAGAAGAATCTTCTGATAGTTTAGTACTTCCTTGGAACCTACATAGAAAAGTTTAAAATAAAACAATTAAATAGATATGGGTAACTTAAAACAGAACATTTCACCGTTACAGGTATTACAAACTAGAGACTTTAATGGTCTTCAGGCTAGTAATAACTTGGTTAATGCGTACTTGGTAGAACCTGAAAAAATTGGTTCAATTCTTTCTTATGCCTTTGGTAGACAAGAAAACAATGTATTGACTTTACTTACTGGTGGTATTGGTAATACACAAGTTGTAAACAGTAAAGAATACGAATGGGATCTTCATTCTCAAAATGAAAGAACTATTATGGTTAGCCAAACATCTCCTGATGGTGGTTTAACTCCTGGTTACGGTCAATCTACATTCCGTATTTACTTAGAAGAAAAATGGTTTGACTCTACAGACGTACTTGTAACTGATAGTGGTGTACAAGTTCGTATCCAAGGTGAACCTTACCAAGATGGTAGTTCTTTTGTATATACTGTACGTATTTTGGATCCAAACGTAAGTTTCTTAGACCCTTCTCAAATTGCATTAGGAGCTAGATTCTCTAAAGATTATTCTGCAGTAGAGGAATACTCTGTTAAAGGTGGTGGTCATGGATTCCAAACTCCAATTAAATTACGTAACATTTTATCTACTTTACGTAAGTCTCAAAAAATAACTCGTAATGCAGCTAAGTCTGTAATGGTTATTGAGTTACCTAATCCAGAGAACCCAAGTCAAAAAACTAAACTATGGACTCAAGTTGCTGAATGGACTGCAATGTCTGCTTGGTATCGTGAATTAGATCGTCACGCAATCTATTCTACACTTAGTAAAAACTCTGATGGTCAATCACTTGTACAAGGTGAAAATGGTCGTCCAGTAATGACAGGTGCAGGTTTACGTCAACAAATTGCTGCTGCAAACAGACGTTATTACAGTGAACTTACATTTGATATTTTAGATGAATTCTTGTTGGATTTATCTTATTCTACAAATGCTTGGGGTGGTAATGTACACTTTATTGCCTTAACTGGTAAAATGGGTATGCGTGAATTTGACAGAGCTATTAAAGAACATGCAAGAGGTAATAACATTACTGTTACTAACTCTGGTACATTTATCTCAGGTTCTGGAGAAGCATTAGATTTCAGTGGTTACTTTACAACTGTTCATTTCTTGAATGGTATATCTTTATCAGTGAAACAATTTGATCCTTATGATGATATTACTCGTCATAGAACTTTACACCCTAAATCTAAAAAACCACTTGAGTCTTACAGATTCACTATCATGAATGCAGGTACTGCAAAAGATGGTAAATCAAACTTACGTAAAGTGGCATTATCTGATTCAGAACAAATGATGTGGCATGTAGCTGGTTCTACTGACCCTATGGGTGGAGTAGCTAAATCTACTAGCACACAAAGAGCATCAGGTATTGATGGATATGACATTCACTTTGCAACAGAGTGTGGTTACATGCTTGCTGACCCACTTTCGGCTGGGGAGCTTATCATGCGTATACAATAATTAAAATTGAGAGGGAGCTAAAAACTTCCTCTCTTTTTACTACCTTTAAACCAAACAAACAAACTAAAACATTAAAAATTATGCAATACAGATTAACACATATTAGAAAAGGTGGATTCAGTGGAATCAGTCGTTATAGTAATACAACTGTAAGAGTTGGACCATCATTAAGTGCTTCTACAGGTGATCGTTATACAGGTCTTACTAAAGATGATGAAACAGAATTAGAAGAAGCATTACGTATGCAACCAGGTACTTTATCTCCTAAATCTGATTACTGGATTACATTTCATGTACCAGTACCAGTTGAAGGACTTAGATTAGATACAGAAGAAAATCCAGAACATAAACTATGGGTTAAATTCTTAAAGAAAAATACATTAGTTGCAGATGGAGTAAATAACTTATCAAAATCTG